ATACTGATCCGCTTCTTCGTTGGTGGTCATATCACGTACAACTTTACCCGTTAAGTCATCCATATGCCAACGAGTTTGTACTATCGCTACTCTACCACCAGGCATCAAACGAGTACGAGCACCGTAAGTAAACCATTCATACGCTTTATCAAAAACGTCGTAGTTTCCGTTAATTATGTCCTGTTCGTTATGTGGGACGTCCACCAAGAGTAAGTCCGCACCCCTACCCGCCAGAGCAGAGCCAACACCGCAAGCATAATACTCCCCACCAGAGTTAGTATTCCAGCGACCAGCAGATTTATTATCAGCCGCCAAGCTGACCGTTGGGAAGATCTGTTTATATTCAGGTTTGTCAATTAAATTCCTCACCTTTCGTCCAAAGTCCACAGCAAGGTCGGTCGTGTGGGAGACCATCAATACCTTCTTATCGGGGTATTTCCCTAGGAACCACGCTGGAAAATAAATAGAAACAAGCTGGCTTTTACCATGCCTAGGTGGTATATTGACACAAGCTCGGTCTTTCTTATTCTCGGCAATATCCATTAGAATATTCGCCAAAACCCGGTGGTGTTTACCCACTTTATAGTCCGACTGCATTTTTTTACAAAATGCGATGAGATCATCCCGGCATTGCTGGGAGTCTCGTCTTTTCTCTAGCTCATCTGTTACTTTGAGCAGCTCGGCTGCCTCTTCCTGGGAAAAAGAATCAATATTATCGAACAAAAACTTCAGTTCACTGTCCGTTAGGGATGTAAGATCGCTCTGTACTTCACTCATCTTCTTTAGGTTCTTCCTTTTTTAGACCCATTTCAGCGTCTAAATCCACGGTTTCCCCGTTAATAATCACGTCTTCTATCTCGTCTGGGAGCATTAACCGTCGTATTTTTGCACGTAGCGACGCAGTCAAGTCCTGGGTAGACTGCTGGGTTATAGTCACCTCGGTCTTCTCTGTAAAGAGACCCACGTCTGTAATCTTACCTAACAGTTCTAGCGCCCGGATGCGGATTTTCGGGTCGTCGTTGCCTGATTCTAAGAGCAGCTTGTTAGTTACTAGTAAGCGAATCTGTACTGCGTTGTCCACTACTCTTATACTAAACTCGTCCAGCAGGTCTTTTACCTGCCCGTAAGTAGCCGGCCTAATCTGTGATGCCGCTTTAACCAATTGTTTGTTAGCACGTGTTTCGTTTTCGGCAAGGTTATAGACGGTCTGTTCCGCCACAGCCTTATCGTCCTCTGTGGGGGTCATATCTAATTCTAGCAATTCTGCAGTTTTACATGCAGCTTGCGCACGTTCCTTGAAGTTGCCTATCGCCTGATTGTCTTCAGGTAGTGGTATAGAAACATCAGGTTCAATTTGTAGTTGCATCGGTCCCGGTCCAGACGTTGATGATGGAACGATTATATATTACTTTGTTTTGGTGTGGTGATTTTTTGATTTGTTCTCGTTGTCAATTACTGAGCGCCATACAACATTAGGTTTTACAAGGCTGCCCAGCCGAAAATAATAAATGCACAAAAATAAAAAGGTCCTCGATGGGACCCAGAAAACATAAGGGGGGTGTTTTTGCAGGTGAGCTTTTACTCACCCGCTAAGTTTTTATTTCTGCAATGCTTTGAGACTTGTGATGATTGCATCAATCCAGAAATCGCTGATCTTCTTTACTTGGGCTTCAAACTCTTGGAACTGCTTTTCAAATTGGGACATAGTATTTTCCTTTAAGTTAGTTGGGTTCCTTTTTGGAACCTTTTGTGTAGTATATCACACAATTGTTGCAGTGCAACATAGCTTTTAGTACCTATAGGTATAAATCAAGGTTCCGTTTTGGTACCTATAGGTTTGATTTTGCTGTTGTTTTATTGAAATTTCATGCACTTTTTTGTTGTAAGTTTTTGATATATAAAAAAATTTTTAGCTAGGTACTTAGAAATTGTATGGGGGTAGGTATTTCAAAACGAACTGTCCTGACTTTAAAAAATAGGTTATTGCTCGTGCGTAATAGCAAACCTATGCCGTTGGATTGTAGCTGTTGAGATTTTGGGGTGTGGGGGGTTCGGTTCGGCTAGATGTAACGTTACATCTAAAGTCGTTAATACTTGCTAATGCTTGTAAACTCTGTTAAACTTTAGTTATGGATCGGGGCGCATTGCTTACGACATATCGAAGGAGTAATACAAATGAAACAAGTTAAGACAAACGCAATCGACAATGTGGCTAAGTCATTAGCCAACACTCAACCTGTTAAGGGTTCAGTATCACTTAGCGACAATAGCAAGGCATTATGGACTGACTACGCTAAGGTTTACGGCAATAGTGAAACAACCAAATCCCTGTTAGTTGATAGCCTGTATGCTGACGGGGTTAAGTCTTATCACATTGTCGGTGCAAGTGATGAAGATAAAAGCCTTGTTGCATTGCGTCACCAAATCATTCAGTTGATTATCAAGGCTAACCCTGAAGATGCTAAGCTATACAATGCTGAGCCAAAAACTCTCAGTTTGTCTATGCAAGCTACTCAGTCATTACTTAAGACAAAAACCATTCCGACAATTATCGGCAATATCAAAAAAGCATTGGCAACACGTGAAGCCAATAAAACTAAAGATGGTAAGGCAAAGCCAAAGACCAAAGAGCAAATGGCTAAGCAATCACTATTAGCTTTTATCAAGTATGCCAAAGAATCAAAGAATTGTTGGGAAGGTTTCAGCAAGGATATTGAAATGGCTCAGTCATTCTCAGTATTAAAACAAGTTAAGTAATAAACCCCTTAACATCTTAACCCCACTTCGGTGGGGTTTTTTTTCGCCTAAATTTTGGGTGTAATCTTACATCTAACTACCTAGGGTTAACCCTAATACAATGTTCTTGCCCATGATGCCAGTGACTTGAAGTAGCGTGAAGCACAGGGTAAGACGTTATACCTTGCGTTGTTCTCGGCACGATCAAACCATTCCCACGAAATACACCTTAACAACTTAAGATGTAATGTTACACCTAAGATACCAGTGACAAGAAGTAGCGCAAAGCACAGGGTCGCCATGTTATCAGGGTAAACCCTAGGGTAATGTTCCCGAAGTGCTTGTAATGTTCTCGGTAATGTTCCCACGTAAGTCCTTGATTTCATTACTTTGTTCCTAATGTTCCTAATGTTCTCGTGTTTTGGAGTTTAACTTTACTTTTTAAAACTTTTCTGCAAGAGAGGTTCACTTCAAAATGTTGCGAATAGCTAAAAGTGCGGGAACAAAAGGAACATTAGGAACAAATCAACAAAATCAAGAACTTACACACCTCTCTAATAGAACTTATTAAGAACAAATTGGAACAAATATAATATACTATATATACCTATACTCTACTAACCCTTACTAGTCTTTGATACTGTTTACTTGACTCTACGAGGTTTTGGCACTATAATATATGTATAGGCTCGAGTTTTAGGCAGTAGTTTTGTTTTGGGTCTATGCAATCAGATGTAACGTTACATCCACAACAACAGGAGAATCACTATGCAACAAGTTAAAACAAGACCCGCTACTTACATACCACGCTGTATGCAATGCGGTGAGCAATACGATCTAAGTCGCATGAAGCTAGGTTATACATTCTGCCTACCATGCGGTGACGAAATAGCTAAAGAACGGAAGTTCACCATCGCACCACTAAACAAGAGCAACTACGTCTGTATTACTGACCTGACTATGCTCAAGCAGTTAAACCCCAAGAGGACAACATGAGAATATATAAAGTCCACAGCAGAGAAACGCTACTGGAACAACGTAACAAGAACAGTCTGACGCATCTGCTGAAGGACAAGAATTTAACGTTAAAACAGAAGCGAGCCTTGATCAAGGAACGTAATCCATTCTTACATTTGTTTGGTGATAGTTTATTACCGCAAGGCTGGCAAGATTACGAAACATACCTTAACAAGCTGTATATAGGCGAAGTAGAAGCACAACAAACCCGATCAAAAGGAGAACCAAAATGAGAGTGTCGAAAGTAACCCCCGTAGTAAAAGCACAACCCGTAAAGCGTAGGGTAAAAGAAGTTAAGACAGCGTATCAGTCGGACATCGACCCCGCAGTAATTATCCACAGTAGTAAGACACACCGCACCGCAAGCGAGGCATTTCGTGATGCCGATTATGCCACTTCAATATGGAGATGTGAAAACGAGTTTGATAGAACAATGGGATACCTTGGATGGACAATCATGTGGGGTATGTTGTTGGGTGGGCTGTATCTGTTAGCCACAGGTTTTGAGAAGTGGATAGCACTATGAACATAGGACAGATTAAGCGTATCGGCAAGCGAACCTATTGCATTATCGGGTGGACTGACTACGAAGTAACGTTACAGAGCATGGACGAGGAGAAGTATATCGTCGTGATGCCACGTACCCGTCTTGGTGGTCTGAAAACTGGGCAATAAAAACTTTACAATCAAACCCCAAAACTTGACAATACTATCAAATAGTAGTAAACTATATATTACAGTAACAACTTATCACAAACAGTAGTAATCATTAACAACAGGAGAATTAAAATGAATACAGTAATCGGAAGTAACGTTACATCCGTACCATCAATCAGTAGTAGTGCAATGCTGGTAGAACTTAACATCTCGGTATGGACAGGGCGCAAGTTTGACAAGGCAGTAAGCCAAGAGATTGATACACAGAAGCAAACAACAACTCGGGCTGGTAATTACCATAAGAACTTGATAGCAGATGAGCCGAACTTCATTGCGCTTAGTAAATTCCAAGGTAATGCCCGAACCTTTCACTACCATGCGACGATGCCTTGGTCTGATAGTGGACTGCGCTTACTGACTACCCCTATGTATTTTGACTATCATAAAACGATAAGTCAGATGGAACAGGACTTTGATGGGCTGGTCGAGGAAGCAATCAACGATTACCCTAGCCTGTTACTGAGGGCGCAACGCAAAATGGGTGATCTGTTTAATATCCATGACTACCCCGATGCTGACAGTCTGCGTAACAAGTATCGGTTCTCGGTTAAGTTCTCACCCGTACCTGATGTGGGCGACTGGCGGGTGGACATTGGTAACGAAGCCAAGCAAACCCTACAAGAATCGTATCAGCTAGCGTATCAGTCTAATATTGAATCTGCGTATAAAGATGTTTGGGAGAGAACACATGAGGCACTCACTAATATGTCAGCAAAACTAACGGGTAATCAGAAGCAGATATTCCGTGACACTTTGGTAACGAATGTGAAAGAGATGGTCGATTTACTAGACAAGTTCAATATCACAGGCGATGCCAAGATGAAGCAAGCTAAGTTAAAGATTGAGAACGCATTATCGGGGGTAACACCTGACGCATTGCGTGAGGATGATGACTTCCGTCTTGATACTAAGCAGAAGGTAGATGAATTATTAAAAGAGTTTTCGTGGTAGTTGGTAGTAACTTTACATCTAAACAGGAGAAATAAAATGAGCAAAACAGTTATGACAGCAGAACGTATGTATGAGCAGTCCTTAGACGAGGTAGTAGATTCTATCCTAGCAACAGGGGACAAGATCACCACCTTGGTACAGGGTCACATGGGTACAGGTAAATCATCAATCCTTAAGATGTTGGCACAAAAGCTACCATCGCATGTACCCTGCTATTTCGATTGCACAACTAAAGACCTAGGCGATTTTATGTTGCCGAAAATACTGCGTGACGATAGCACCCAAGACTACGTTAAGTTCGTGCCTAACGAGGAGATGGGTATGCATCATGGTAAGCCTATCATCTTAATGATTGACGAGTTTGGTAAGGCTAACCCAATGGTCAAGAATGGCATGATGCGTATTATGTTAGAGAGAACATTCGGTACGGACAAGTTACCCGAGGGGTCAATCATATTCGCAACTACTAACCTAGGTAGCGAGGGTGTCGGTGATCTACTCATGCCCCATCATCGTAACCGCATTACTGTGGTGCGTATGAAGAAGCCTAATGCAATGGAATGGATAGAGAACTATGCGTTTAATGCGGGTATCCATCCGTCTATGATCATGTGGGTCAAGGAAGAAGGCGAGCGTTTATTCCAATCATTCGAAGATGTGGAGAAACCCGACGACGACGTAGGTGGTAATCCTTACATCTATCACCCCAAGGCACAGCGACCAGCGTTCGTAACTCCAAGGTCGTTGGAACTGGCATCTCATTGGTTGTGGGCTAAGGATAAAATCTCGGGCAACTCTTTGCAATCTAATCTAATCGGTACTATTGGTGCTAGGGGTGGGTCTGATCTGCGTAGCTATATCGAGCTAGTAGATCAACTACCTAAACAGGAAGATATTAAGACAAACCCTACTACGGCTAAGATTCCAGAAAGCGCATCAGCAATCATGATGGTGGTGTACCGAGCATTGGCAACGATGAATAAGGAATTCGTAGACCCTTGGATGACTTATCTCAACCGATTGGACTCCGAAGCACAGGGATTCTTTGCTATGCAAGTACGTAATGCGAAGTATCAAAAGCAAGGTATTGTCATGACCAACAAGAAGTTTACTGATTGGTGTATGGCTAACAACTTTATGTTTACAGCAGATAAGAAGTAACGTTACATCCAACAAGGAGAATGATATGTTAACAGGCAGAGATCGTGAAAGGGTGGTCGAGTATTTGTTTAATTCGGACATCGCTTTTTTGGTGGAGAACATGATGCTATGGATTCCCGAAGATGTACTAAGAAAATTGGCTAAAGACTTAGAAGATGAAGGAGATGAGTAATGTTAGCAATAGGTAAACAACTAACTGCCGAGCAACGTCTACGCAAGGCAACTACGGATATCATCGGTCACCCCGACTTTGTAGCGTTGACGGGTGTGCTGATGGTGGGTAGCAAGAAGATAGATGACAACGTGCCAACTGCGTGTACCAATGGTCGTGACGAGATATATGGTCGTGGCTTTGTGGATAGTATCAGCGATGCCGAGTTTAGATTCTTGGTATTGCATGAGTGTTATCACAAAATGTATAAGCACCTAACCACGTGGCAACATCTTCACAAGCAGAGTGCTCAAAAGGCAAACATGGCATGTGACTATGTTATCAATCTGAAGTTAGCCGAAACCGACGCTGGTAAAGCTGGTTGGATTAAGCTACCCAAAGGTGGTTTGCTTGATAAGAAGTATATGGACATGGACTCTCAACAAGTATTCAATCTATTAGATATGGATGACGAGGATGACGGGGGTGGTAGCGGTGGTGGGTTTGATGACCATGATTGGGAAGGTGCGAGTGAGTTAACCGAGGAAGAATCCAAGGAACTAGCCCAGCAACTAGACCAAGCAATCCGTCAAGGTGCAATCCTAGCTAGTAAGGTAGGGTCGGGTGGTAATCGTGATCTCGGTGAGTTACTACAAACCAAGCAAGATTGGCGAGAGATACTTAGAGATTTTGTTACTACCACTTGTGCTGGTAAAGATTACTCAACGTGGCGCAAACCGAATCGTCGTTTCATTGGTATGGATATGTTGATGCCATCATCTATTAGTGAGTCAGTAGGTGAGATCGTAGTAGCTATTGATACGTCGGGTTCGATTGGTGTAGATGATCTTAATAGTTTCTTAGCTGAGATCGTGGGTATCTGTGACCAAGTCAAGCCGAGCAAGGTGCGCTTGTTGTATTGGGATACGCAAGTATGTAGTGAGGAAGTATATCTCGATGCGGAGTATGCCAACTTAGCGCAGTCAACTAAGCCCAAGGGTGGTGGGGGGACTGACCCACGTTGTGTGCCAGCGTATATGAACGAGCATAGCATCAAGCCCGAAGCAGTCGTTATGTTAACCGATGGGTATGTAGGTTCGTGGGGTAGCTGGTCTGTGCCTGTGTTGTGGTGTATTTTAAATAACCGATCAGCAAACCCTGACGTGGGTAAAGCTGTTTACATTTAGGAGAAGATGATGAACTTTACAGTAACGATGAACCAAGACGAAATCAATGCGCTTAATGATTTGGTGGACTATGTGTTAGCCAACGAACTAATTGCATACGAAGAATACCTTGAAGAAAATGGTGAAGGAAAAGGACATATATACGACAAAGCGTTAACCCTTACTAGGTGGATAGAGAAAGGTGGTGAATAATGGAACTAGATATTGTGTCATGGATAGCAATAGCTACGGGGACTTTCTTTATAGTCACTGGCATCTTTTTGATGGTGGTAGTGGTTTATGTGGTTAACAAATTTTTAGGAGAATAACATGGTATATAGATTAAGTAGTTTTGACGAAGTAGCTAAAGCATA